GAAACAAGAGAAGCAATGGAAATGCTTTTTACTGCTAAGTGGAACCTTCCAAAGGCAGCAGAGCATTGTAATCTTACTCATAAGGAGTGTAAGATTGTGTTTAATGAGTATTGTAATTTTCACCCAAAGACTTATGAAATCCCTGAAAACCTGTCTTAGAGTATTACCTCCTATAAATAAAGGTGGTAATATAAATACTTAAAATGAAATTAAAAAGATCTCAATACCAGCATACTCCTCCAACTGAAGTAGAACTTGCTTGGATGTCTGGAATATGGGAAGGTGAGGGATGCTGGCAGTATAAAAAAGCAAGAGATAGGTGTAATCATCGCAATGGTAAAATTTACACTGCTAAACCAGAAATGCTAATGAGTATCCAAATGACTGATAAAGATATTGTTGATAGGGTAGCAAAAATAATGGATAATAGAACTACCACCTTTACCCATACTCCTAAAAAGAAAGCACTGGGATGGAAACCACTTTATACTTTCTCTGTCAGAGGTAAGGCCGCTGTATTATGGACTAATCTTATGAAACCATATCTCGGTAAAAGGAGAATGGAAAAAATTGAAATGATTTATGAAAACATTGATACTGAACTGATATGGTTAGTTTGAAACAACTCAAAACGCCGGTGCGCTACCCCGGGGGCAAAAGTAGGGCGGTCACAAAGATGGACCCATATTTTCCGGACTTACGAGACTATGATGAGTTTCGGGAACCATTTCTTGGTGGTGGAAGTGTTGCAATTCACATTACAAAGAAATATCCAAACTTGGATATTTGGGTGAATGATCTTTATGAACCTTTGGTAAATTTCTGGCAGCAACTTCAGACATTTGGTATTGACTTGAAGAGTGAATTGGTTGATCGTAAACTTGCTTATAATACTCCCGAACTTGCACGAGAACTCTTTCTAAAATCAAAGGATCACGTTAACGATAAAACTCAATCAAACTTTAATCGTGCTGTTGCCTTCTATATTGTTAATAAATGTTCTTTTAGTGGACTCACTGAGAGTTCATCATTCTCACCGCAGGCAAGTAACTCAAATTTCTCTTTGAGGGGAATATACAAACTGCCGGAATATTCTAAACTTATTGAGAAGTGGCGTATAACTAATTATTCCTATGATTATCTAATGGATGGAAACAAAGGTGCGTTTATGTATCTTGATCCTCCTTATGACATTAAGGATAATCTCTATGGGCGCAAAGGATCAATGCACAAAGGATTTGATCACGATAAGTTTGCTGCTGATTGCGATGCTAATGATATGGATCAGTTAGTAAGTTATAATTCAGATCAACTTGTAAAGGATAGGTTTAAGAATTGGAATGCTGCCGAGTTTGACCTAACTTATACGATGCGTTCAGTTGGTGAATATATGAGAGAACAGAAAGAACGAAAGGAACTTTTGTTATTCAATTACACTAAAAATCCCAAAATACAATTTAATTTTGATGGATGTTATAATTATGATAGATTGAAGAAAGAGGGATTGGTTGATGAGTGAACTTAAAGATTGGTTGAACTCGATCAATCAAACAAAGAAAAATCTAATTGATGAAGATCCTTCCTTGGAGAAGGATTATGCACCATACATTATCAATCGTTGTTTCTCTGGGCATATTGATTGCTTAATGTATGCTAATGAAATGAATAAGTATCATTTCCTCCCAAAGAAGATGCAGTATGACTTTTTTATAAATAGTCTGAGAGTTAAAAAGAGATTTTCTCCTTGGCTCCGTAAAGATACGATCAAAGATCTTGATTATGTAAAACGTTACTATGGTTATAGTAATGAAAAGGCAAAACAGGCTTTGAGGATTCTTACTCAAGAACAACTAACATTTATTAAATCGAAATTTGAAACTGGAGGAACAAAATGAGTGTCGTTCAAGAACCTGTTGTAAATTGGACACCTGACCAAATGGTTGAGGTAATCCTAAATGAACCTGATGATTTTCTCAAGGTTCGTGAGACTTTGACACGTATCGGAGTTGCTTCACGCAAGGAAAAGAAAATCTATCAATCCTGTCATATTCTTCATAAGCAAGGTAGATACTATCTCGTACATTTTAAAGAATTGTTTGCACTTGATGGCAAACACGCAAATCTTACGGTAAATGATGTTCAGCGTCGTAATCGTATTGCCCAACTCATTGCAGATTGGGGTCTGGTAGAACTTGTTGATGCTACCAAGATTCAAGACATTGCCCCCCTGAATCAAATTAAAGTCCTTGCCTATAAGGACAAAGCAGACTGGATTCTTGAGACTAAGTATAATATTGGTGCTAAAAAGAAAAAGGTGGAAGAGGAAACCGAATAAAAAAGTGGGGAGAACAATACTCCCCTTTTTTGTGTTCTTTGATATATACTAATGATGTTGCCTTCGGGGACATTATACACTTACAGACGCTTTAGGAGGTCTATTATGTTCGGAACAGATTCATTTACGCTTACAGTGCCACAAACTGCTAAGTATTTGTTAGAAATTCAAAAAAATAGCATTGGAATGGATGAGTGGTTTAAGAGGTTTGATACTGCGTATGAATCGCATACAAACTATCCACCATATAATCTAGTTAAAGAAAGTAGTATTGATTTCAGATTGGAAATTGCACTTGCTGGATATAGGAAAGAAGATATCGAGGTTACTACAGAATGGAATAAACTCTTTATAGAAGCAAAGAAAGTTAGTGATACTGATAATGAGTATCTGCATCAAGGATTAGCAAAGAGGGCATTCACTCGTAGTTGGACTTTATCTGATGATGTCGAAGTTAAAGATGTTTCTTTTGAAAATGGGTTACTCACTATTAAATTAAATAGAGTTATTCCAGAACATCAAAAGAAGAAGGTCTATCAACTTAACTAAATAATATTGAGCTAAACTATCGTTGCTGCAGGGAGGTAACTGGCAAAATCCAGTTGCACCTCCCCTTTTTTTGTGCTATAATAACTTGAGAGGAAAACTAAAAATGTCTGTAAAGATTGCTCTATTAAAATCCGGAGAATCGGTAATTGCTGATATTAAGGAGTTGATTTCTGACGAAAAAGTATGTGGGTATCTTTTTACAAACCCCCATAAAATTCAAGTTAGTAATTCAGTCTTCTTAACAGAACAACCTACGGAATCTGATTCTGTAAGTATTACATTCTCCTCCTGGATTCTCTTCACCAGTGATGATGAGATTCCAGTTCGCTCCGACTGGATTGTAACTATTGTTGAACCAGTCAAAACTATTAAAGAAATGTATGAGGAAAAAGTAAATGGAACGGAACGTGAAGTGTCTTCTATTGAAGATTGACACAGTATTGATTACTGAAATTGTTGAGGTGGGTTCTGAACTTGGGGAACCTGATTGTAAACTAATTAATCCTTATCGATTTTTTGGTGAAGATGACCTCCGACGTTGGACTGAGGAAGTTACAAATCAAACTGAATTTATGATTCATTCTGATAGTATTCTTACAATTGCAGATCCAACTCCTGAAATTATTGAAAAGTATCTTGAACTAACTGCATAATGCGCTTTTACACAAACGTTCAGATGGTCGGGGACCACTTCCTGGTTCGTGGTTATGAAAATGGTAGACATTTCATGACCCGTGAGAAGTTTTACCCGACTCTTTTTGTCCCCTCAAAAAAGAATACACAATACAAAACTCTGAATGGTGAATATGTTGAAGCAGTGCAACCCGGAACTGTAAGAGAATGTAGGGACTTTATTAAGAAGTATGATGGCATAGAGGGTTTCAATATTTCTGGAAATGACCGATATATCTATCAGTACATTTCTGAGACTTATCCCGAAGATGAACTCAAGTTTGATATTAGCAAAATCAAAGTAACTACAATCGATATTGAGGTTGCATCTGAGAATGGATTTCCTGATGTGGAAAGTGCTGCAGAAGAAGTTCTATTGATTTCAATTCAAGATTACAATACAAAACAGATCAATACTTGGGGACTTGGTAAGTTTAATAATCAACAGAGCAATGTAAACTATCGTGCCTTCACAAACGAATATGATTTGTTAAATGCATTTATCCACTGGTGGATGATTGAGGAGAATACTCCAGAAGTCATTACTGGTTGGAATAGTGAACTGTATGACATCCCATATTTGGTTCGTCGCATAGATCGTGTTCTTGGTGAAAAACTAATGAAACGTTTATCTCCTTGGGGATTGGTAACTGAAAAGGAGATATTTATTACTGGACGTAAGCACGTCTCTTATGATGTTGGTGGAGTCAGTCAACTTGATTATTTGAATCTTTATAAAAAATTTACCTATAAGGTGCAGGAATCATATCGTTTGGATTACATTGCCCAAGTAGAACTGGGACAACAGAAGTTAGATCACAGTGAGTTTGATACATTCAAAGATTTCTATACTAAAGGTTGGCAGAAGTTTATTGAATACAACATCAAGGACGTGGAACTTGTTGACCGTATGGAAGACAAGATGAAACTGATTGAACTTGCTTTAACAATGGCATATGATGCTAAAGTCAATTACTCTGATGTATTTTATCAGGTACGAATGTGGGATACAATTATCTACAACTATCTGAAAAAGAAAAATATTGTGATTCCTCCAAATGTTAAATCGGACAAAGATTCTAAGTATGCTGGTGCCTATGTAAAGGAACCAATTCCTGGTGTGTATGAGTGGGTGGTTAATTTTGACCTTAACTCCCTATATCCACATTTAATCCAAATGTACAATATTTCACCAGAAACTCTGGTGGAACAAAGGCATCCATCTGTAACTGTTGATAAGATTTTGAATCAAGAGATTGATTTTGAACCTTATAAAGAATATGCGGTATGTGCTAATGGTGCAATGTATCGTAAAGATGTTCGTGGATTTCTTCCAGAACTGATGGAGAAAATCTATAAAGATCGCACCATCTATAAGAAGAAAATGATTGAGGCAAAGCAACAATATGAGAAGACGCCAACTAATGCCCTTGTCAAGGAGATTGCAAGGTGCAATAACATCCAAATGGCAAGGAAGATTCAACTTAACAGTGCTTATGGTGCTATTGGGAATCAGTATTTCCGTTATTTTAAATTAGCAAATGCTGAGGCAATCACTCTTTCTGGGCAAGTTTCAATTCGTTGGATTGAGGAAAAACTTAACAAGTATCTAAACAAAATTCTTAAGACAAAGGATGTTGATTATGTAATTGCTTCGGATACTGATTCCATCTACCTTAATATGGGTCCTTTGGTAGAGACTGTATATAAGGGAAAAGAAAAAACTACTGAGAGTGTTGTGTCTTTCCTTGATAAAGTATCTCAGGTGGAACTTGAAAAATATATTGAAAGTTGTTACCAAGAACTGGCGGACTATGTGAATGCCTACGACCAGAAGATGCAGATGAAGCGAGAGAATATTGCTGATCGTGGAATCTGGACTGCTAAGAAGCGTTACATTCTCAATGTCTGGGATAGTGAAGGTGTTCGTTATGATCAACCTAAACTCAAGATGATGGGTATTGAGGCAGTCAAATCTTCT